ACAATTAAGCCATATGAGACCTATCTTGGGTACAAAGTACCAATGAAGTCTGAAAAGCTCTCTATAGCCAAGCAGAAGGCTTATTTGGCCCAATACCTTAGAGACCTTAAGACGAAGACTCCTTGCATCGACTGTGGGATAAATTATCCATACTATGTTATGGACTTTGACCACGTAAGAGGTCGCAAACATGCAAATGTTATGGAATTAGTATCCACATTGTCTAAGAAGAAGATTGATGAAGAAATAGCTAAATGTGAGATCGTATGTTCTAATTGTCATCGTATTAGGACACATGTGAGAAGAATGGCTAAAAAGGGTAAATAGTATATTGTTTCATGTGAAACATTGTCTTCTCTTCCCGCCGCACTTTTTTCGGGCGCACTTTTAATTTCGCACTATATTTAGTATAATGATTATTCAGGCGAATATTGCATAGTGGTAGTGCGTAACCTTGCCAAGGTTAATGTGCGGGTCCGATTCCCGCTATTCGCTCCAAAAAGAAAAAATCCCAATCAGAGGCGGATCCGATTGGGTTTTCCTAGTGTATTGCTACACATTATACTGGGAGCTTAATCTGTGGGATGCTACAACCAGTACATAATTATTATAAAATAACTACTGTTCTAAGTCAATAGTGTCTTGCACAAAGTTTATGTCGGTATCTGGAGTATCTGGAACAAATGATGGGGTAGGCCCAAGTAGGTATCCTTGATTATGATATTCAACCATTTTGGATGTATCCTCTGACCCTACCAATTTATTTGATATAAGGGTAAGTAGGTCGTATATTCTGTGTAGCATAATATAATTAACCATTGGTAGGTTATCTTCTAAATTCTGTGGTTGTTCTTTATTTTCCGTCATTAGATGGTCTTCCTAAATCTTCCCAAAACTTTTCCCGCCCCATGGCGTCAGTATCTTTTATAGTCCCGCCTTCAGTTTGAATGTCTTTGAACGGATTCTCTAATTGTGTCATAATACTCGCTCCCTATCACCTTCTTGTAATTGCAGGACAAACAATACAAGTATATCTCATCTTCCATGTTTTGATTACAAAAAAGAGGGCCCTGATCCATTGGACATTCAAGCCGTGGAACAAGACCCTCTTCTGATAGGCGAATGTATTTAGATACGTACTGTATCTTTTTCATTCATCCCCCTTAATTTTTTGGAAACTCAGGTATGAGATTCCTGGCCTTACCTATTGAGTTAGGCCAAGACGACCAATCTTTGCCGCCTTTGGTCATGTAATACGTTATCTCTGCGTTTGTTACTGGATCAAATAATTCCTTATTTGAAACTAATTCGAATTTATCTTTACGATCATCACCAAGTTGCCCTAGCATATTGATCTGAAAAATTCCGTAAGATTTGTCTCCAGTCCGAGTGTTATCGTTTAGGGCTAATGGTCTTCCATTAGATTCTACACGAGCAACAGCCCAAGCTGTTTTTAAAGCAATTCCCTCAAAGCCTACAGCCCATAGTAAATCTTTTAAATCTTCAGGTGCAAGCATTTCTGAGTGCTTATAAGTTTCATTACTGAACTTATCTATTATTTCTCTCTTTAGTTGTCTTTCAGTTTTTTCAACCTTAACTGCTGGTTGATTTGTTAACGCTTGTGTTACTGTTGGACCAGGCTGGACAGTAAATAGAAATAGTGTTATCATTCCTATATAAGACCAGTTATGAGCAACATCACTCAAACGTTCTTTAATTTTCTCCATTGGCATTTCCTCCTCTAGAGATAACGAACTATAATAGTAGCATTACTTGACAGTAGGTGTCAAGCTAGTCAACCAGAAAGATTTAATGGAAATATCATATTCTACGCCTAGATCCAACTTGACAACCAAGAATGGATACGGTCACGCTGGATTTAAAGTGGCGGAAGCGTTGACAAAAATGGGTCATAGATTAACTTATCAAAACCCTAAAGCTAAATTACAAATTAATTTTTCACAACCTACAAATTATAAATTACATAGAAATCAATATCAGATTGGTTATACTCCATGGGAATCAACAGTTATTCCAGAGTTGTGGAGAGAAAAAATAAATGCTTGTAATGAATTTTGGACAACATCTCAATGGTGTAAAGACGTATATGAGAATAATGGATTTAAGGTATCTAATGTTTTCCCGCATGGCATAGATCCAATGTGGTCACCTAAAAAGCGTAAGTCTACTAATGTTATAAAGTTTTTACATGTTGGAGAACCAGCAGAAAGAAAAGGCGGACAAGATACAGTAAACGCATTTATAAAAGCCTTTGGCAATAATCCTAACTATACATTAACAATAAAGGCACACAAGTCTAGCGTTGTAAGAGTATATGATAAAGAGGGAAGCATTCTAGGACTTCCCCACGAAATGTACAGCAATATCAAGTTAGATGAAAGGGAGTTAGAAGATAACGAGCTAGTAGACATGTATCATCAACATGATGTTATGATCTATCCTACTTATGGAGAAGGGTTCGGATTTATTCCTTTCCAGGCACTTGCAACAGGCATGCCAGTTATATCAACATATGAATGGGCAGACTACAAAAAGTATTTAGGTCCCCTAAAGTTGAACTCCACACTTATAGACTCCCCTTGGAATGTAATGCATCCTGGAAAAGTTTATAAGCCAGACAGCAATCATTTAGTTAGTTTAATAGAAGATGCAGCAATTAATTTTAAAGCATACTCTGGATACTATTATGCTCAGTCAACTGAAATACATAAAGAATATAATTGGGATCAGTTGACTAATAAAGCTTTTGAAGAAGTATTTAAAAAAATATCATAACCCCTTCCCCTTTGGATTAAAGTTTGGTAGAATTGGACTTCAACTAAAAAATCATATAACCGCAGGGCGGAGAAAAGGTGTTATTTAAAAATGTCAAGAACTATTGAAAACCCATACGAAAACTTTATTGCATTATCACGTTATGCAAGATGGATATCAGAAGATAACCGTCGTGAAACATGGGGTGAAACAGTAGATAGATATTTTGACTTTATGACAGATCATCTAAACAAAAATCATTCATACGTGCCAGATGAAAAACTTCTTAAAGAATTAAAAGATGCAGTTTATAATCGCAATGTGATGCCATCAATGAGATCGGTGATGACTGCAGGTGCTGCATTAGATAGAGATCATGTTGCAGGATATAACTGTTCATTTGTTCCAGTAGACTCACCACGTTCATTTGATGAGACAATGTATATCTTAATGTGTGGAACAGGTGTTGGTTTCTCTGTAGAATACAAGTATGTTAATAAACTTCCTGCCGTTCCAGAAGCATTTGAAAAGTCTACAACTGTAATTGTTGTTGAAGATTCAAAAACTGGTTGGGCAAAGGCTTACCGTGAACTGCTTGCAATGCTATGGGCAGGACAAGTTCCAGCAATTGATGTAAGCAAACTACGTCCAGCAGGTGCACGTCTTAAGACAATGGGTGGTCGTTCATCAGGCCCACAGCCATTGATTAATTTATTTGATTTTACAATTGCAAAGTTTAAGGTTGCAGCTGGTCGCCAGCTAAAGCCAATTGAGGCACACGATATTATGTGTAAGATTGGAGAAGTTGTAGTAGTTGGCGGAGTTCGTCGTTCTGCAATGATTTCACTTTCTAATATTAATGATATTGAAATGGCACAAGCAAAGTCTGGTAACTGGTGGGAAAATAATTCACAACGTGCTCTTTCAAATAACTCTGTTGCGTATTCTCGCAAACCAGAGATGGAACAGTTTATTGCAGAATGGAAATCACTCTATGACTCAAAGTCTGGTGAACGTGGAATCTACAACGTTGCAGCAGCCCAAAAGCAGGCAGCTAAATACGGACGCAGGGATCCTGAAGTACACTATGGAACAAACCCTTGCTCGGAAATTATTCTCCGTCCTTATCAGTTTTGTAATCTTTCAGAAGTCGTATTACGTGAAAAGGATACAAAGAAGGATATCGAAAGAAAAGTCGAGCTTGCAACAATTCTTGGGACATGGCAAGCAACACTAACAGATTTTAAGTACCTTCGCAAGATTTGGAAAGACAACACAGAAGAAGAGCGCCTACTTGGAGTTTCTTTAACTGGACAATTCGGACATAAGTTTATGTCAGGCAAAGAAGACCTAGTTTCGCTAGAAGCATTTTTAATGACTCTCAGAGAATCAGCAAGAAAAGTAAATACAGAAGAGGCTGGGAAAATTGGGATTCCGCAGTCTGCCGCTATTACATGTGTAAAGCCTTCAGGTACAGTATCTCAATTGGTCGGGGTGTCTTCAGGAATGCATGCATGGCATTCTCCATATTACATTCGTACTGTTCGTGGTTCAAAGGGAGATCCAATTTCTACATTTTTGAAGGAAGTTGGAATTCCA